TGATTTTTGAGAATTTTCTAATTCTATTTTTCTTAATTCAATTTTCTTTCTAATATTAGCTATATCTTTAATTGTCAAATCATTATATCCTCTTTGATAAGATTGAATTTGATCAGCTATAGATACTAATCCTTTATAAGCTTTAATAGAAGTATTTAAACCAATATTTTGATTACTAATTTCTTTAACAACATCTCTAAAACCTTGAGCAGCTATAGATATACCAGATGTAAGATCTTCCCATTCTTCTTTAAGATCTTTAAATAATTTTTTAATAGTACCCGCGTTAGCTTCTACATTTTGAAGACTAGTAGTGTTAATATTAATTTTAAGCTTAATAGATAGTTGTTCTATCTCTTTAAGCATATCTCTTAATTTTTTAGATTCTTCTGCAGTTAACGCCATAGTGTTTTATAATAGTATATATTATAAATATTAATATTTGGGGGCTTTATTGGCTAATTTACCTTTAAAATGGTCTGGTATTTGGATTTTACCAGATGTGATAGCTTGAGTTTGAGCATCTAAATCACCATCATTGTTTCCACTCTTTTCAATATAGTAATTTTTCATTTGATGGAAAGTAAATTTCCGAAGCCAGATAGGCATGTTATAGATTGTTCCCCAATCATAACCGCCCTGGCCATGAAAAACTATTTCATGAATTTGATTAAAAAGATTAACTCGGTATTGTTTAGCTACCTCAAAGGTCAGGCCAAAAAAACCTAAGTCCAATTGGAATGTCAATTTTTGTGTTGTTCCCTTCAGGAAAAAAGGTCAGATCCACATCTGGCTGAACCTCCTTTATGTACTCCCTAAATGCTCTGGAGTCACGAGCTAAAAGACTATTATCAACAAATTCTCTAATTGTTTTGTTCTCAAAATCTCCCTCAACTGAGGTAATCATATATTTTAAGCGAGTTGATAATTCAGGTGAGAAGTTTTTATTAATTTTTTTAAGACCTTCTAATTCAGTATTAATTTTCTTTTCATCAATACCTGTTAAAAGTTTAAAAGTAATTTTAACACCTGTTGAAGGAAGAGTATATTCAAACTCATTTTTACCTTTAGTAAACAAATGTTCTAATAAAGGTTTATTTTCAACAGTAGATAAATCAACTGTTTGTTCTTCTCCACCATACATAAATGTATAATCTTTACCATAACCTAAAACACGAGCAGCTACTAATAAAGCATTTTTATCACCTACAACCATATCTTCATATTTTACATTAGGTGTAACAATAAGAGATTTAATTAATTCATCTAATACTGTTCCTTTTTGAATGTAAGATTGGTTTGTTAAGATATCTTCTTCACGAGCAGTCATATATTTCATTTCAACTTTACCGCTTGAGAGAGGACTTGTTTCTGGGTAGACTAAGCCTTTTGAGGGCAACTCAACCATTTCGGTTGGCATACTAAACTTATTTTCCATAAATAATTTTTGTTATAACATTTGTTTGTTACTTATAAATATATAAGAAAAAAAGAAGCTCGCAAAAAATGCGAGCTCTTTTTATAAATATTGGATTGAACTTTTAGTAGTTTAACACGGCGTAATCAATTGCTAATGTCATTGTGATGTTAATAGCTTGGTTTTCAGTATCCCAGTTATATTCACCAAAGTTAGCATCTTTTACAAATGCGCCTTTAAGTACCCATTCTGCTACCACGTCACCTACAGGACCAAGAGCATTAATAGTTAAATCCTTCTTGTAGAAGTCAGAGTATCCATCTCTACCTGTTACTGATTCGTGTGATAAGCGAACCCATTCCATGATTGTTTGAGCTCCTGATGGAGAAATTGGATCATGAAGTGTCATAGTAACATCACCCCAAACTGTTTTACCTTTTACTTTACGTAAAACGTTAATGTGGTTTAATACTACTTCACCTTGAGTTAAGTTAATTGCACTTACTCCCTTGATCATCCAAGTTGGTATCCCATCAGCATACAGGATAAATCGGTTAGCCTGTTTTGGTTCAAATGCTGTAAAAAACATTTCATTTGCGTCTATAATTGCCATTTTCTTAGTTTTTTATTTGTTAATAAATATGTTACAGTTTAAACCTTATGCAAAAGTAGCACCTGTTGGAGTAAGGGTGAAGTTCAAGTAAATAAATTCAGCTGTCTTAGTTGGTTGTAAGTAAATCTGGCCTACTAATTCATTTCTGTCAATCACAGCTGCATTATTAATAGAATCATCCATTACAACTTTAAATGCATACAATCCTTGTTGTTGTTGAACTGACTCAAGATATGGGTTTACTTGTGCTAAGAAACCATTTCTTGTAGAAGCATTGTTCTGTTGGAATACTAATCCATTAGCAATTTGACCAATATATCTTTTAAGAGCAATCATCAAACGACGAACGTTAATACGATCAAGAGCTGAAGCTTGAGTTTGTAAGGTTTTCTGACCATACACTACAACACCTTGTCCAGGGAATGTAGCAATTGGATTAACTTTACCTATATATAAATTATCACGAGTAGTTTGTGATAGTTTAGAAGCGGCTCTGATTACAGTACTTAATCCACCTCTGTTAATACCAGCTGGGGCAAACCAAGGATAAGCTACACTATCGTTATAAGCAAATACACTAGGTATCATTACTGAAGCAGGAACAAATACATACTGTCCAGTAGCTGGGTCAAGAGTTTGTAACCATGGATAATAAGCGGCACCATATGATGAGTTAACACCAATAGCTGTGTTGATAACTTGGCTAGCTGAAGCTGCGTAATTACCTAAATCCATTACATATACACTATCACCTCTATTTTCAGTGTTTGATAAAGCTATACTCATTGTAGCTTTATGATCTTCCCAATTTAAACCAGGTGTTACTAATACATTAAATTGATAATCATTAGCACTAGCTAACAAGCTAATTGCAGATGTGTAATTAGTGATATTAACACCTTGAATATTTCCAGCTGTAATTTGATCATAGAATTTAGCACCTGCTACTAATTTACCAGTACCTGTCATAAATGAACCAGTGGCATTAGAACCAGTAATTACTGGGATAGAAGATGTGTATGATGGATTAGCTACCCCTCCTACAAAATATTGAGGAGTGGGGGAGTTTACAGAAGCTACTCTTACATATCTTGATTTATTAGGATAAGAACCTGAAATTTGTAGTGTGGCTTCACCATCTAAAAATACTTGAGTAAATTTATAATCACCAATTCTTTTAGATATATAGTTTTCAGATAATGGATCCATTGATAATCCAGTATAAGTTTCTAAAATAGCTGGACTTCTGTTATCATCATCACCTCTACGGATATATAAGTTAAATGTACCAGAAGATGTGTTTGGAGATACAATTTGGAAACGGACACTATGGATTGAAGCTGAGCCACTTGTATTAGCAAATGCTCCATTAGTATCAACAACTGTTCCAGTATTCATATTATCTCCTTCTGAGATAGTAGCTAAAGTAAATGCTAATTGGTTAGCAGCATTAATGACTGAAGCTGTAGCGGGGGCATATGTACCTGATACTACACGAGTCACTAATAATGTTTCACCACCATTTTGGAAGTAGTTATAAGCTGTAATAGAGGTAAAATATGAGAATGAACCTGAATTAGCTACAACTTCTGTTTCACCAAAATAGTTAACAAAATCTGAGTATGATGTAACAGTTACAGGAACACCAACAGGGCCTTTAACTGTAGGGCCTATAATAGCAGCACCAATTTGGGGTGGTTGTTCTGCTATAAACGTGGTGTCTATCTCTCTAGATAAAACACCGGGGGATAATAAAATTTCTGCCATGTTATTTGTTTAATTAAATTGTTTTTTAATTGGGGTTTGATGATAAATATCCTAAAATTATTCGAAAAACTAAGCACTTATAAATTCTTCTTTTTCTAAATTAATGGTTCCATCACCATATTTTGATTGTAACTGTTTCCCTAAAACTTCTTCTCTTTGTTTTAATTTTTCATATTCAAGTTTTAGTTTTTGTTTTGCAGATTCTAATTCTTGAAATTGAATTTCAATAGTACCAAATTTATCAACTATAGAATATCTTTCTTGTTGAACTGCTTTTAATTGTGTAATCTCTTCTTGAGTTAAAACTTTTGTTTCCATTTTTATAATTTATTATAAATATTTAAGGATTTCCTGGGAAATCTGGGGGTGAAGAAAGTGGTCTGTAAAAAACACCTTCTGGTGCTTCATACCAATCTCCATATCCTACATTTTCTGTATTTTCTTCTATCATGTAATCATAATCTCCAGGATATTGCCATGAGGTTACCCCATCCCACATTACAATGTTAATTACATAATTTGATTTTATTACTGCCCATCTTTTCA